CGCTACAGTAAGAATTAGTATAGTTAGTCCAACCATTAACATCTCCTATTTATTTATATCTGGGTGCTTCCCATTATGTATTGCATTAAGATGAGCTATTTGACTCTTCATAACTTTAACTTCTGCTTGTAGTGTAGCCATCTCACGATTCTGATCTCGTAATGCTCCAACACTATTAATGTCTTTTAGTACATCAATTTGACTAGTAAATACAGCACGTTGACTTTCTGCATCATCTAGTCTGTCATCGAAGTCTGCCTTCTGCTTTTCATAGCGTTTCATAAATGTTTCAAGGTCGCCCATAACTCTAGCAAGGTTACTCTTAACTACAGCATAACCTCCAGCTACAGTTGCAAGAACCATAACACCTTGTATTGCATGACTAGCTGTTAATTCCATATTACTTTACCTAATTGGTCCTGTATCATATGCAGTAATCAGCATCCAACCGATGCCCATTGTAACAATAACTAAAAAGCCGAACTTTAATGCTTCTATTCCAATTTTTTTCCATCTTTCTCTTGCTTCTTCTGCCTCTTGTTTTGCTATTTCTGCTCTTTCTCTTTTCTGTTTAATCTTTAGAGCCTGTATTCGGGACTGCTCTCTCTTAATATTTTCCCACATTGTGGGTTCGCCCATAGGAGTAGGAAACTTTTTATTTAATTCCCATTCTAAATCTTTAATCATCTCTGCCATTTCTCTACGATGAATCATAAGATCAATAGCTTCTTGTAAAGATTCTTCTGGCTTAATTTCTCCTTTTTCTACTCCTTCTTTATATGCATGTTGTGCTTGGTACGCCTTGTTAGCTTCTCTACTATGGTGAAATAAATCACTAATATGATGACTAATACTACTTATATCATCTGCCGTATCTAATGCCTCTCTAATTGCAGTAATAGAGGATTGTGCTGCTTTAAATGCGGCAACTCCTGCTGCAATGGTAACTGGGTCCATATCATCTTGCCCTGTTATTCAAACCGAATGGCTGTTCTGCAAATGCTAAATAAATATAAGTACCTCCACTAGCATTAAGCATAGCGTAATGATTGCGCACTTTGAATCCGCTAGAGGTAAAGTCAAACACATCCTGAGTTGCTTCGGTATTATGAATATTCGCGTAAAGTTCTTTATTGAGAGGATTGTAAGGATTTCTTGCGCCATCCCCCAGATACCAGTGGTCATCCGAATCTGTTCGTTTGACCATAAGGAAGGCTGGCTTAAAACCAGAAGCACCGTCGTCACAAATTATATGCGGATAGGTACCACTTCCTCCACCTGTATATTTTCCAATTCCGATCAGTCCCGGAGTTTTAGCGAAGCAATATAGAATGTGATCTGTTGTTCCATCATTCGTGTAAGCAGAACCTGCCCCGTCCCATAAAGTTATAAGGTTAGTTGCGTCACCACTTGCTGCTGATGTTGGCTCTGCTGCAAAGGGCTTTGTGCTTGAGACAAACGCACTGTCTCCAGAAAGAGGGCCATAATACAGACCCCGAGGGGTATGCGTGTTCCAAGCCTGTGACCTCCCTAAGTCTTTCTCAATAATAAAATCAGGCTCACGGTCTAGCCCATGTGGAATCGTTTGGTTTGCGGTGTTATTCGCTGTATATAGGATGATTGAAAATCCACCGTGATCCGCGATGCTCATTCTTTTCGGATAAATATTTGCACTTTCAAAATAGTTAGATGCGGTTTGAGCAACACCACCTTTCATCACTGAATTATTTGTAGGCGTTCGATCACCTGTATTATCAGCAGACGGCGCACCACCAGCTTTCATACACCAAGCAACAAATGTTCCACCATTCTCTTTCACTGAATTACCGGAACTACTGCCGTCCGATAACTCAAAGCCACCATCATCAAAATCTGTTAATTTACCGTGTTCAAGAGTGGAATCTTCCGCACCATTATAGCTTGGGTGAATTGCTTTCTCGACTCCACGCACACTATCAAAAATATAATGATCTCTATTTGTACTTGTCCGTTGTTTCAGCCAAACAAAATCCGGTGTCCATGTCGCACCACTGCTGTCTGCAATCCCAGTAACGGAATACGGGCTACTATTTGAGCCATTATATAAAATTGTGTTGTAATAAGCACTTGGGTCTGTGACTGTAGGTTCTGCAATATTTTGTGTTGACCATGCTTTGTAGTCTGAATGGCCCGGAGTGAATAACCAATCTTCAGGACTAAAACGTACTTTTATTACATCTCCATTATAAATACCAAATGCAGGAACAATATGTCCACTTAAAGTATCATACGCAAAACCTGTTCCATTAGTAAGGTTAGCACTATTCATAAGAGTGCCATTTTTACCAAAATAAAGTTTACCGTTATCTAAATCTGTATAGACCTGAAGCGTATCACCATCAGTAGCATTCACCCCATAGTTTACTTGAGTACTATTTGTCCATTTTTTAGGTGTAGAACCCGGTTTGTACGCCCAACCCCCTCCGTTAGCATGACCTACATAATGAGAACTATTCTGATCCATTCTTGTAGCCGCTAGATCACCAACATTAACAACTCCAAATGTAGTTGAATCATCGATAGTTCCACTTACGAAATCAATCTCATGGTAAAATTTTCCACTGGAAGCAGAAACTGTTCCAATCGATGCGTTGAGATACCCACTCGTATCTGCGGTATGCTTTAAGTTACCCTCGGATATTGTGCCATTAAATTGTAATGGATCAAGTGTTGCGGCGTTGCCAATGCCTGTAATGGTAGATTTCATTTCTCCAAAACCAGAGGGAGGTGAATAACTCCAATCCTTAGAATATGGCTTCCAAGTTAAATTGGCTTGAGTACCGTAACTGTGAAAGGAAACCCAAAGAGGCTCATCTGTAGGTAAAGGATTTCTACTAGATGCGAATATAGCAGTAGACGCTGAAGTAGGATCACCACTATCGTACCAAGTACCATTTCTACCAAACCAGAGATTTACACCATCCCTAGCACACATATACACATCACCATCTGCACCACCAGCTTGATTAGTAAGAGTTGCGCCTGATTGTCCAGTAGCATTACTCGCATCGTGTTTTATATCTACACCAGTTGTTGTACTACCTGTTCCAATATAGCAGCCCCAATCACTATTATCTGTTTGTCCACCCGGATAGGTGTCACCGCCGGGATGACCATACTTTGTAATACCAAATCCAGGCGTATGTGAGCCGCCACAATTTCCGCTTTGATGGACTTCAAAGTATACTTTATCAGTATTAGAGACAGGGAGTGTCGAGTAATTAAATTTATTTGAACTAGCACCAGAAATCCAAGTCATATTGTTATCAGATAGTGTGTTTTCTGCAACTCCCCACGGTCCAGCAGGGTCAATTACTGGATAGATTGTAATTTCTTTGGTGTCCGAATCGGCTGGTCCGTCTACGACAATGTTGCTTGCATTAACACTAAATGGGAAAAATGAGTTAGGTAAGTCCGTACCACCTTCAAATAACTGTAACTCACTAACAGCATTAGAACCTCCCGAATCCGAATCGGTAACGGTTATCCAGTGGTATCTATAGCCTGTAGTCGTTGTTATGCTGGAATTAACTTCTTTTATAGTACCACTCGATGCTGTGTCATCTAAAGAGCCTGTCCATAGTTGTGTCCCGTCTGTATTATTACTTGGTGCAGAATCAGAACCATAGAGTTTTAATGTATGCGTAGCATTATTACTAAATCGTGCATCATTTGGCCCAAAGAGTCTAAACCCTGTAACTATTTTTGAATTTCCTGATCCATGATCCTGACCAATATAATAAGAAGCTGCGGCCCCTGTTTTTGCTGAAGAAGATTGACCCTCAACGGCGTTATTAAAGGCTGCTTTTAACCCTCCACTACTTGTCATATCACCGATGTACGTGGCAGAAGTAATTTTAGTTACGCTGGTACTAGCATCACGCCCAACATCTGATCCATCCCCAAAGTCAAGCCAGAACCCGTTATTACCATACGTCAATCCACTAGGATCTTTCGGGACCCAAATTCCTGATGAACTAGTTTCACCAAACTCACTTCCATCAGTTGAAACTATCCCGTCCAATAAAATTGCATCAGCTATATACCCAGTGTAAAATGATTGTGGGGTACTGTTATAACCATTCATACCAATAACCATCTCTGTACCAGCCGTTAGCCACTGAGTAACTTGGTTTTGGCTAGGATAAGTGTGAGCGTCTAATGCACCATAACCGCTTTCAACAACTTTCGTTCCATTAATCATGTAGAAAATGCTTGAACCACTAGGTGTTGAAACTGTAGAGTCATAGACTAGAATGAGGTTAAACCACGCAGTCGGGTCATAATATTTACTTACAGTGTGTAAGTCACTGTGCCGACTCCCGCCAACGTCTGAAAATAAATCTAAAAACCCAGTATCTTCGATTGTAATGCCACTACGGTTATTATTATCGGTCCATGCACTAAAAATAGTTCCATGACCACCTGCTGTTGAAACGGTTGCTTTTTTCAGCCAACAAGAAAATGTAAACTTTTTATTTCCAGTAGTTGAGGAAGGTATGAACTTTAAATAGTCAGCAGAACCATCAAAATACAAAGCCCCTGCTGGCTCGTATCCTGTAACAGCAGAATATGCTCCAAATCCTACAGCACTCATAGGCATTAAGAACATTAACTATCGTCCTTTGCATCAACAGTATAGAATATCTGCACTCCTACTAATCTTGCATCG